AGGATCTGTAGAAAACCAAACAGTTACATCTATTGAAGACTTAACAATTGCTATTCCAAAGGCTGGTCCAGTTGTAAAGCAACTTGGTGGAGATGTAGAAGATTTAGCATTCTTCCTTACAGCGATGAAGGAAGGTGGCATCAATGCATCAGAAGGCGCTAACGCACTCAAGTCTGGTCTTGCATCATTAATTAACCCAACTAAAAAAGCAGCAGCAATGCTCAATGGTTATGGTGTTAATATTAAGGCAATTGTTGAGGGTAATCAAGGAGATATCAAGAATACTGTAATCCAGTTTGCACAAGCACTAGATACACTAGCACCACTAGATAGATCAAGAGCAATTGAACAACTATTTGGTAAGTTCCAGTTTGCTAGACTATCAACATTATTCCAAAATATTACAAAAGAAGGAACTCAGGCTAATCGTGTTCTACAACTTTCCCAGATGGAAGTAGAAGAACTTGCAATCCTATCTGAGAGAGAATTAAAAACTGTAGAAAATGCAGTAGGAACAAACTTTAAAGAAGCAGTTGAAACATTAAAGTTAACTATTGCTCCAATTGGTAAAACATTTTTAGAAGCAGTCACACCAATTGTAAAAGCAATTGCTGGATTGCTTGAAAAGTTTAATGGTCTTGGAGATGGAACAAAGAAGTTTATAGTAATTGCATCAACTCTTGTTGGCATTATTGGACCTACTCTTCTTATGACATTTGGTTTGGTTGCAAACGGAGCAGCAAACATAATTAAACTATTCCTTGCAATGCGTACTGGATTCTTAAAACTTGGTGGAAATACAAAGATTCTTGGTCAAGAACTAAGTTACATGAATTCAGAAGAACTTGAGGCTGCTACAGTTGCTGCATCGTTAAATCAAGCACACTCAAGATTAACTCAAACATTTGTACTAGAGGCATCTGCAGTATCAGCACTTAGAAATGCTTATGTAGAAGCCACAGTTGCTGCTACAAACTTTGCAAGAGCAAATCCAGGAATGATGATGCCAGGTCTTCCAGGTAAGGCACCAAAGAAGTTTGCAAGAGGAACAACATCTGTTCCTGGTACAGGAAATAAAGATAGCGTCTTTTCAGTACTAACTCCTGGAGAAGCAGTAATCCCAGCACCTGTTGCACAAAACCCACAATTCCAGCCAATCATTGATGCAATGGTAAATGGTAATTTACAGGGCTTTGCAAACGGATCGACTGGTGTAGGCCTTGGCGGACAAGAGTATAACGCTAGAACTGCCCAAGGCGCAAAGAATATTAAATCTTTCTTAGATGAACTTATAAAGAATGCAGATGGAACTCTTACATATGTTGATCCAAAAACTAAAGAAGCATCAACATTTACAGCAAAAAGATTACGTGAAGTATTTGACTATAGGACACAGCCAGGAAAGAACTTCACAGTATCAGATATTAAGCGCTCATTAGATATTGGTTCTGGAGCAAGAGGTTCTGGACGTGGAACATCAAGACCAGAATGGATTTCTAAGTTAGTCAAGGATGCTTCAGGTAGATCAAATGTTTTAGCAGAACAAAAAGCAATAGAGGCAGCACTTAAGGATTCTGGATCTGCAAATCTTTCACAGTCACAAAAGAATAATTTGTATGGTCTTCAAGCATCGCACATTGTTGAAGAGCGTGACTCTACTGGCAAGAAGGTTTGGAGAGCAGCCAACATTGTTCCAGATCCAGGGTATATAAATAATTACATTAATACAGTAAAGGGTAGACTTGGTAAAGAACTGTTAGCAATGACAGATGACCAACTTAAGTCTTTGAATATTGACAAAGCAGAACTAAAGAAGATTGCATCAGGAACACATCCAACAACAGCAAATGCTGCTAATACATTAAGAAATATTGCACAATATCAAATTGGTCAAAATCCAAGCGCCTCTGGTATTTATCAGGCACAAGCAGTTGTTGCTGGTATTGATTATAGAATGAAGAATAATGTTTATAAGGGTGGACTAAAAACTCTTGCACAGATGTATCCAACAAACAAAAAGATTCTTGCAGAACTTGCAGTTGCAAAGGGTGAAGTCTTAGAAACAGCAACAGGCAAGAAAAAGACGGTAACTGGACAAACTGGTAAGGCAAAGCCTGCTGGAAGAAATATAACTGCTAGTCCAAGAGATACACGTGTTATTGATAAGAAGAGTGTAAGAAGAGTATTCCCATATGGAATAAAGGGAATGAGAGTTGCTGGTGCTATTGATGGTTTTGACGGCACAGAAACAAAGAGTGGTCTAGGATTTAACAGAGGTCTTGGAACAACTACTCAAGACATATTAAAACAATCACGTGTACAAGAAAAAGCATTAAAAGAAAATATTGCAGCAACACAGGATGAAACTGCTGCAACAAAGGCTGCAACTACAGAAACAAAAGACAATGCAAAACAAACCAAGTTGTCAAAAGAAAATATTAAGGCTTTTGGAGCAAAAGCAAATGTTGGTGTTGGAGCACTAAGCGGACTTACAATTGCAGCATCATTTGCTGGAGGTAAGGTTGGAGAAATGGCACAAAAGATCATGCCGTTTATCTTTGGTTTGCAGGGTATATTGATGTTGCTTCCAATGCTTATGAATCCACTTATTGGCATTCCTCTTGCTATTGGTGCAGTAGTTGCTGGTATTTGGATGTTTAATAAAAAGCAACAGGATGCAATCAAGGCAGAAGCAAGACTTGTAGATGAATTATATGCAACAACAAAGAAAATGCAACAGGTCGGAGAAATATCTGGCAAGGTTGGCGCATCACAACTCATGGCTCGCAAGAGAGAATCTACTGGAGGAGACTTTTCTTTCCAGCGTAAGGGCATAAAGTTTGGAAGCACATTCCTACAAAGCGAAGTAGGAAAAGCAGATCTAGCAGCATTTGAAACAAGATTTAAGGCAATGCCAGATATTGCTATGAGAGAGTTTGCTCTTAAGTTAGGAACCTATGTATCTGATGGTGTTATAGATGCAGCACAGGCTGCAAGCATTGCAGACCAGGTTGGCATTGAATTCCAAGACAAGGTTCTTGGACTTAAGATACAAGGACAACTTCAGCAACTATTAACTGTAGATGGTAAAGATTTAACTCAAGAGCCTTTTGAAATTAGAATTAAAATTGCAGAAGAAACAGTATCTCAATTTAACAACCTAGTTCCAAATTTGCAAGAGCAATTACTTAAGGCTGAAGAACAAAAAAATAAATTAGGTAATAAACTTAGTGTGGCAATGACTGACTTTGCTGCTTATGCTATTACAGAAGAAGAGTTTAATGCAATAGAAAAAGAGTTTAGAGATGCAGAAAAAAGAGTCGCTTCCATTAAAAACTCTATTAAGCAAAACTCTGCTTTTGCTTCTGGAATGGCAAGTCAGGCATATGAAGCAATCCAAGCACAAATTGATGGTATAGACGTTGCTACAGCAAAGAGCATTGATAAACTAAAAGCAGAAAAGGCAGCAACAAAAGATTTAGAAAAACAAGCACTTATACAAAAACAAATAGATGCGCTAGAAACAAAAAGAACATCATCCATTACTAAACTAAGAGAAATGAATGATAAGGTTACAAAGGGCATTGAGCAACAACTTAAACTTTCTTCAGCAGTAGAAAAAACTGCATACTTTACTGGCAGCGCAGAAGCAGTTCGATCTAAATTTAAGGGTACAAGACAAGAAGGCGATGCAGAACTACTTCTTTCTAAGACTGCACAAATGGGTCAGTCAGTAGTAAGAGCAAAGATAGAAGCAGTTGTTTCCTCTGGACAGTTTGGACCAGGACAAGCATCAGGATTCATTAATTTATTTGGTGACGATCAGGCAGCATTAAACAAGGTATTTAATGCATATTTAAATATTCAAGGAATAGATGATTTAAATAAATTACAGTCTATTCTTGGAAGTTTTGCAGATCAAAAGTTGGCTAAAGACATTATGGTAAAAATGTCTGGCCTTACAGATGCAGAATTCCAAGCACAATATTCAACACTTGAACTATTAATGCAAATGGATAATGAAGAAATTAATGTTGAGTTAGCATTAAATTCAGATCCAAATCTATTAGCAAATATAACTAAGTTTAATACTGCAATTGAAAAGATGCCAAGTGTAACTCAAAAAGAAGTTGAACTTACATTAACAGAAGTTGGTTTTGATGAGGGTGGAGTAAAAGCACTTAGTGAAAACTGGGAGTACTACAAGAGCCTAGATCCAGAACTAAGAAAAACTGCAATTCAAACATATGTTTCTATGTTTAGCACAATATTTACAAGCAAAGAAGCAAGACTGGAATGGGCAAAGAATCAAGCAGAGACAGCATCTGCTGGTATAGGAAACCCTGATGCCAGAGATCAAGTTAGAACTATTACATATAATACAATAATATCATCAACTGGAGAGTTTACAACACGAGGCAAAGAAATTGCTGCAAAAGATATACAAAAACAAGTAGAAGATATTATTGGCTATACACAAGCAATCAACAAGTTAAATAGTCAAAAAAATACTAGTGGAACTGGTGGTTCAAGAGACACTACGCTTGATGATTTATTAAATAAGTTAAAAAGAACTAGAGATGCTTCAATTAATGCAGAAGGCGGAATGAAAGAACTTCTTAGACTACTTGAAGGTAAAAAAGAAGTTACTTTATTTAAAGGTTTAGACCAACAACTTGCAGCATTGGGAGCCAATGAAGACTTTATTAATTTTGTTGGCGGTATGGATAATGCAATTCAAAAGAATTATATCAATGTAGATAAACTAGCAAAGGGTATAGTAGAGTTAACAAGTGGTGGAGCAGCAGCGCTAAAGGGCTACAACGAGTCAGTAATTGGTGATTTCCAAAATGCAAACATTCAAGCAATTGCTGGACTAAGAGCACAAAGATCAGAGTTTACCAGACTTAACCTAATAACAAAAAGCACAACAGAGGCAGCAGAAATGCTTGCAGATGCAAATTTTGCGGTAGCCTTAAGTTCAGCAAAAACAGCAGACGAAGTAATGAAACTTGTAGAAGCATTTAGATTGCAGAAGAAGGAAGCAGACCTAACTGCAATGGCAATGAATCCATTGGAAACATTACAAAATAAATTCTCTGAGGTAGAAGATAGAGTAAACAAGTTCTTCTCATTAGCAAATGAAGCAATAGAAGCCAAGTTTGCTAGAAGAATTCTTGCTGGTGAAAGAGCAGTAGATGCTGCTCAAAAGCAGGTTGAAAAAGCACAAGATAATATCTCTAAAATACAGGAAAATATTGACGGTATTCAGTCAAAGATTGATGATAAGCAAAGAGAGATTGAAGTACGTATTACTCGTCCAATTGAGGCTTTCCAAGAAACAATCTCTGCTATTGAAGATACTATTAATACTCAATTTGATAAGCCAATTGCTATTCTACAAGAGGAGTCCTCAGATCTTGCAAATGATTTAACACTTCTTGATCGTGCAGCAGATGCAATTAATCAAAAATATGATGCTCAAGAAGAAGCATTAAATAAGATTTCTGAAATTAATAAAGATTTAATTGCACAAGAAAAGCAAAGAATTTCACTTGCTGATACATTGACCTCTGGAGATATATCAGCAGCAGCACAGGCTGTTCAAGATATGCGTCAAGCATCAGCAGAGTCAGCATCTACATCAAATCTTGATATGCTTAAGGCAGCAAGAGAAGCAGAACTTGCTAACCAAAGAAATGCTGCTGGCCTTACAAGACTGCAGATTGAAGATCGCCAGTTTGCAATTAGCCAAAGTATATTCCAACTTGAAGAAGGACGTGAAGTACTTGAGCAAAGAATTGCCAATATTAAAGAACTTTCTATTCTTCCACTTGAGAGAGAAAGAGAATTACTATCAAAGCAAATTCGTGGTTACGAAGATGAAATTTATAATATTACCAACGGTATTGGTGTTTCTGAAGCACTGAATCTAAAACTTGCTAATGAAAAACTTGATGCTGCAATTAAAACTCTTGATACTAAGAAGGCAGAACTTCTTGCTGTAGAAGAAGAAAGACAAAAAGAACTAGACCACCTAGATGATCTAAAACTACAATGGACAGAGGTTAAGGGTGGAATCGCAGCAGCAGAACTTGAAACAATTAACTTACAAACAGAAATTGGAAAAGCAATAGAGTTAGCAAAGCAACTTGCAGCAATATTTGCTTCTATGAAGGTTCCTGGTGGTGGAGTAACCGTTCCATTTATTCCAAATCCAGATGCATCACCAGCAGCAAATCAAGAAGCAGCAGATGCAGCAAAGGCAGCAGCAGATGCAGCAGCCGAAGCAGCAGCAGCGGAAGCGGAGGCAACAGCAGCAGCCCTAGCAGCAGCAGAGGCCGTTGCAGCAGCAGCAGCCGAAGCAGACGCAATTGCTGTAAGTCTTGCAAACATGTTTAATAGTTTATCCACAAACTCAAAGGTTTTAATAAACTCTGCAAATCCAATAACTAGCCAATATGATCCACGAATAGCATTAAATGCTGGTTTTGATCCAGCAAGAGTTGGAATGATGACAGCAAATCCATATGCAAGAAAATCTTCTGGTGGAATGATTATGCCTAAGTATTTTGCTTCTGGTGGATCACCTAGGGGAACAGACGTTGTTCCAGCAATGCTAACACCTGGAGAATTTGTTATGAGTAAGTATGCTGTTAGTAATTATGGTGTTGATAAAATGAAGGCCATAAATACTGGAACATACGAAGGCGAGAAGGTGTATAATTATAATCTAAGTGTTAATGTTAAATCTGATGCAAATCCTGATGATATTGCAAGGGTAGTAATGACACAGATTAAACAAATAGACTCACAAAGAATTAGGACACAAAGGGCATAATGGCTACAGCAGGGTATATAACAGGCAGAAAGCGCTATCAAAGACCGCAGGCAGTCCTATGGTCAGATAATGCTGGAACCCTCTCAGAAGGCCTCTACGTGCCAAATGGCTATGAAGTAGGGGCAGACGTACCAGGTGGGACAGACCCAGATCTGGTAGACCAGTTCTTGATATTGTCAGACCATAACCGTGGTGAAATAGATATTAGTACAGAAAGACTTGAACAAAGACAAAGAACTATTAATGGACGTATGCGTTCATATCATATTGCAGATAAGTTGAATTTTTCTTGGTCATGGTCCTTACTTCCATCCCGTGCATTTTATCAAAATGCTGAATTTGATCCAGATACTGGTATTTCTCCATATCAAAATAACCTTCAAGAATTTACAGCAGATGGTGGTGCTGGTGGAGTAGCGCTTTTGGACTGGTACCAAAACCATAAGGGACCATTCTGGATGTATCTATCATATGATAAGTATTCTAATTTTGGTGATGATAATGCAGCATTTGGACATTTAGGACAATACAACCAAATCGTACAAGTATACTTTGCTGATTTTAATTATTCAATTGTAAAACGTGGTGGAAACAATTTTGACCTCTGGAATATTTCGGTAACACTGGAAGAGGTCTAAAGTGTTTGTTAGTGAAACATTAAAGACACATCTAGAAACATCTGCAACAATTCGACTTCAGTCGTTAGTCTTGTCTGAGTGGAATATGAATATGCCAGATAATATTCAAAAGGTTGGCAACTACAGATACCGTCCATTAGATTCAACCTCACAATACTTTACTATTCCAATTTCATTTGATCCGCTTGACCAAGGAAACTACTACACTGGCGCAACAAATGCAGATGTAGTTATAGATGGCGGATTTACAGATAGTGGAACTCCACAACAGTTTACATTACAAAAAGACAAAATGAAGATGATCTATTCTCTAGAGGATTGCTTAAAACCTTTTAGACCAAGATCTGGTATCAATAAGCCACTATATTTTGCAGGAAAGTATGTTGCAAACTCGGGGGCATCAATGGCAGAAAGACCAAGATACTATATGCCATCCAGATATGATGAATTTAGATACTGGACTTCATACAGAACAGAAGATAATTTTGAACGTGGTATTGCTAATAATCTATCTAACGGATTAAACTATATAGATGATACAGCACCGTTTGTTGTTTATAAAGAACAGGTTCCAGCAAACAGAGTTATTGTAAAAATGCAGACAAATGTTGGGTCAGTTGACCTTGGACCTTTTACAACAAGCACTGGCTCTATAGATGATCCTTTATTTGGAAATGCAAATAAAACAACACCATCTAGATGGAAGATTCAATATCTAAGTGATAATAATTGGGTAGACTTATATTCTTTTACAGAAGCAGATACAAGACCTGACGGCTCTGCAATCATTGGACCAGACGGGTATGTAGAACTAGAGTATGGCTTAGTAATACCAGAAGAATATAAAGATATATTTATTTACGCAGAAACACTATCTTCAATAACTTTAAGACCAGATACGGCACCTCTTGGATATGCTTACCTAGTTATACCAAACGCAGGAGACCAGGGCACATTCTATATTTATACTGGCACAGGCGTAGATAATGGATATGAATCCTTTACTCCACAATATAACTGGGAACTTGGTTCAGAAACAATAACAAATCAAACAAACTTTGTAACAGATCTGACATCTCCAGAACAGTTTACAGATAGTGTAAGCGGATCTGTTGTATATAGAGAGTTTGCTTATATGCAGGGAATGAGAATTATTGTAGAAGTAATGAACAAGTTTGATTCTACTTTTGATCTAATTGAAATGTCACCAAGACTGGTAGTAGACGTATCAGATAAGATAATTGACTTTACAATTACAAAGACTTTATCAGACATAGGAGTTACATCCCTACCAGTTGGACAACTGCTTGCCTCAACTGGATCGCTTTCTATTTTTGATGACGACCAGGCATTTAATGAATATAACACTTCAAGCATTATTTCTAATTATGTTAGAAAAAACATCAAGTTTAACTTTTATGAAATCATTGTCAATGTAGATGGATATGACTACTATGTTCCAATTAAAACATTATACTCAGAAGGTATGCCACAAGCAGATATAACTAGCGGAACATTAGAAATTGAATTGCGTGATCTATATTTCTTTATAGAATCAATGCCTGCACCAAGATTGCTAATGACAGAAACATCATTGAGTATGGCTATTACAACTCTTCTTGATTATATTGGTTTTAGTAATTACTCTTTTAGAAGACTTGATACAGAGTCTGATCCAATCATTCCATACTTCTTTGTTGCACCAGATCAAAATGTTGCAGAGGTATTGAATCAGTTAGCAGTTGCTACACAAAGCGCAATGTTCTTTGATGAATACAACAATTTTATAGTAATGAGCAAGAACTACTTGATGCCAGATACGGCAGAAAGACCAACTGACTTTGTTTTATCTGGAACAAATAATCAAACAGATACTGGAGTAGTGGAAAATGCTACTTCTGGAAACCTTCCAAATATTATTGCTATAGCATCACAAGATAAAAAAGTTTATAATGGCGGAAATATTTCTTACACAGCAAGATATATCCAAAGATCTTACGGAAGCATAAGACAGGCAAATATGGTTGATAGAGACAAGACTTGGATCTATAAGCCTGCACTGCTTTGGGAAGTTTCTGGAACAGATAACACAAAGACAATCAATGAGGTGGCCTCTAAGCAAGGAAAGTATGTTCTTGGTGCTATGCCACTAAATTCTGACTTAACTGCAAGCCTTCCCACTGTAGAAAACGGTATTGTAGTAAACAATATCATGGATATTGGTGAAAACGTATACTGGCTAACTAGATACCAAGGATACTTCTACTCTGGTGGAGAAATTATTAGATATGATGCTGCAGAATTTAATGTAACTGGCACTGGAAATGTATGGATTAGCAGTAACCAAGAATATCAAAAATACTTTGCTTCAATTCCATTTAATGGAAAAATATATCCTACAGGACTTATAAGAATATTTTCAACACCATACTATGAAACAGTTGATGGTATAGAAAGACTTCAGCCAGGAGCAGTCTATGAAAACGGTAGAGGTCAATTTGGTACACCAGTAGTAGCCCATAGCGCAGGAATCAATCAGTACTGGTCTGATAATACATATGTTCGTGGCTGTGATATGCAAAGTCAATATCTATTTACAACCACTTTAGATCAAAATTTATCTGTACCAGCAACAACAGTTGGTGCAGCAGGATTAAACAATACACTTGCTAGACAGACAGCAAGAACTGGAATCATTAAAAACTTTATGTCAAGCAGTTATTTAACAGAAACAGATGTAAATAGTTTAAAGTCAACACAGACTGGAACTATTCAATCTTCTGCACTTGTTATGAATGGTCCATCATTTAAGACTACAGAAACACCAATTAACTTTGTTTCTTATCAGTATAAACAACTAGATAATGCATACAGAAGTTTTGGTGCAAGAATGAGAATTATTGGAAAGATTGAGAATAATGAAACCCGTGGTCAAACACCTATAGGTAGCATACCTTACTATCAGGTAAACTCAGTACAAACAAGCCAGAACGTAAGCATTGGTGGAGGTTCTGGAGGACTAGCAATTATGCTAAATCCAGAAACAAACAATGGTTATTATTTTGAAATTGTTGCATTAACAGAAACAAATGTGCAGTCTTACCAGAAAATAGATAAGGCTGGAGAACCACAGGTTAACATTAACAATGTTGTTTTTTATAAGGTAAAGAAAGACGCATCAAATAATAATGCTATTCCAGTCAAACTCTGGGGTGGACTAACAAGCATTATTGTTGACGACGGTAAGTTCACTGGACAATACAGAATGGCTGGAGAAGACAAGCCAACGGTATATGACTTGTCAGTTGAGTATCAAGATATTGGTACACTTCGTAGATTTTATTTATACATTAATAATAAGTTAATTAAGATTGTTGATGACACAGATCCACTACCAGTTTACAACAATATTGCTCCATTTATTAGAGGTTCTTCAAGAGTAATGTTTGAAAATCTATATGCTTTAACTAATAACTATGCACAGAATACAGTGTCAGTTGTTGGAGAAACACTCTCTGGTGTGTTTGGTGATAGCGAGATAGATGCAAATGAGTCATTTAGAAAGTATGCAATCAGTGGTTTGATTCAGGGAACTTATCTTACTGGCATAAGTTCTGCTCAACCACCAAAATACAACATGTACTTTGAAGAATTTGGCTCTATTATGCGTGAGTGTTCTTATTTTGATATTAAGTATGACCGTTCATATCCTGCTCTTTATGCTCAACTATCCCCAACATTCAATAGAATCAAGGGCTATTCAATTTCTGGATTCCAGGCAGATTCATACGGTGCTGAATTCTTGATCTTTAACGCTTCAGATACAGCATTAAACTTAGATGAAACAACAGGAAACTACCTAAGAATCCAGGGTATTACATTTACACAAGATACATCATACCAACTAACAGTAGATGAATACTTTAAAAAAGAAGGAAACCTATCTGATCCACAATTAGAGGGAAGTAATCTTGTAACATCTCCTCTTGTTCAAAAAGCAAAGTATGATGAAATTAAGTTAAGTAGACTCATCTATGGTAAGAATGACTTTTCTATTGAAAGTCCATATATTCAAACTCAGGATGATGCAAATGAACTAATGGGCTGGATAATTAGTAAAGTTATGTCTCCTAAAAAATCAATTGGTATTAGGCTTTTCTCAATTCCTACACTTCAATTAGGAGATATTGTTACAATTGACTATAAAAATAATGATGATTTAAATTTGGTGGCAAGTGGTTCTGATAGGTTTGTTGTGTATAATATTTCTTATAACAGAACACTAGAAGGACCATCTATGACAGTCTATTTGAGCGAGGTATAAAATGGCAATTAACAATCCAGTTTCGGCTACACCATTAACCCCTTCAACTATTGGGCTATCTATAACAATGAATAACGTTAGCCCAGTGCTTACAGCACCAATAGATACTATTTTATATAATGATGATACGCTTCCAATTGAAATAATGACTGATCTTATTTTTGAAAATATTGGTGGACAAGAACTAATTAGCATTGCTCGTAATGACACTGTAAATGGACAAACAATCATTTATCAGCCTATTAAGAATTTAACTGCAGTACAGCAGCAATATAACCCTAATAATATAGTTAGTCTTCAGGCAACATCAGATAAATATTTTCAGAACTTTTCTATCAAGTTTGATGATAAGGTTCCAGATGAAGGAACTGGTCCAGGTGGTGCACATGTATATATCGATCCAGTAACAGGAGAACTTGTTGTTGAGGCTATAAATTTACAGTCAGATGAGCAGATAGAACTAGAGATTACCATAAGTGGTACAATATATGAGGCGGTAATTTAAATGATAACTGATACTGGAAAATCTATAATTGGGAAGTATTTGCTTGGACAGGCTCCAGCATACGCTTCATACATTGCTGTAGGCTGTGGCGCTCAGCCATTGGCAACTGGAGACCCATACGGAGACTACTCACTCAAAGATAACCTTGACTTTGAAATGTTTAGAGTGCCAATTTCTTCTAGAGGATTTGTAAATGATGGCGGTACAGAAAAACTAGTACTGACTGCAGAACTACCAACTGAAGAAAGATATGAAATAACAGAGATTGGATTATATTCAGCAGGGTCAAACCCATCTGCTGGAGCATATGACAGCAAAACAGTTTTTGCTTTTACTCAGGGAGAAAACTGGCAATATCACACTAATGTTGCAGCAACCTCTATACCAACAATTACAGAGGCTCTAGACGACCCTCTGGATGATAACGTTATTGCAACTACAGATCCAGTATTTCAAACAAATGCTGATAACTCAATTTTCTATAAAACTCCACGTCCAGAAAGATATGAACGTGCAAGATTTTTAAATAATATTATTTTGATTCAAGGCGATGACTCAGATTTAACAATTGATGCAAGCACTGGAGCACCTGCTGGTCACTTTGTTATTGAGCCTGGATCTAATCACATACACTTAACGGGTGCAGATGTTAATTTTAGCAGAAACTCTCCCATTGACGAACTACGTCTTGCATTTTCTATTATCAGCAAAGATGGAGATTCTTTTGCAGTACCAGACACAGTAAGAATTTTGGTAGATTTTGCAACAACAGATGCAGAAAGTCCAGACGAGTTTGCTAGATTTGAAATTGAACTAGAAAATGGAAACGGTAGCGGAGCAACGTATGACTTTGCAGCAAATAGATACTATGTTGCCACATCACAACTACAAGAACTCTATCAGACGCAAGGATTTACCTGGAATGCAGTTACTGTAGTAAAGATTTATGCATGTGCACTTGTTTCAGACGTACCATCTGATGATTACTATATTGCACTAGATGCACTTAGACTAGAAAATATTGCAACAACCAACCCATTGTACGGACTAACAGGGTATTCAGTTGTAAAAAATACAGATGCAGAAACAATTATTAAATCACCAAACACAAGTAATTATATTGAATTTAGATTTTCAGTAGGTGTAACATAATGGCTAATGAAATAATTAAGAAGTTTAAAACACCTTTTTCAGACTTGCCTGCAATTAATAGCGAAACACAGGGATACTCATTAAGATATAGGGTTATATCAGATGATAGAAACAGAGTTTCTCATTGGTCTCCTATTTATCTAATTGAACCAGACTATACATATGTTCCAGGAATTATACACTTCAACAAGGCTGGAGATATTGCATCAGTTGTTTGGGATGCAGTAACAGTTAATAAAGTTGATGGCGCAAATACTTATTTTATTAGAAAAGCATCTCAATATGATTTTTGGGTTAGATGGGATAGAGGCGGTGGTGATGGTGATTGGCTATATAAAGAACGACTATCTACAACATCTTTATCTTTACCAGTTCCAACAACATACACAGTTGCTGGAGTCGTTCAGCCAAGTGCACCAAACAGAATGAGTATTGAGGTTTATCTTACAGGATACCCAATTGAAAGAGCAGACGGTGCTGCTGGAACACCTTTTTTAAAAGTATACAGATTGCTTAACCAGACTGTTTAATGATATAATGGAGAGATAATGGCTAAAGTACCGCTACCAGAACGAGGACAACCTCTAGATTTGACATACATTTATCAGTTAGTTGATACTGTTAATGATCTGTCAACACAGGTTTCATCCGCTACATACAACTATACAACAGTAGACACTATTTCTGCTGGAAAACAAAGCATTAAGACATCAGAGGCAAGAGTTGTTGGTGGGTATGTAGAAGTTGCTAATAATTCTACAGTAAGTGCTGGAAACGAGAAGACATTTTCATATGACTTCCCATCAGATTTTAAGTATGCACCAATTGCTTCTGCAACAGCGGTAAATATTGGAAATACTCCAGCAGGACAAAATGTTAATGTTATTTTAAAAAGTGTTACTACTTCAAGAGTAGAGGGCATTGTAAGATTTGGTGCGTCTGGAGATCTTTCTTTAGCAGTCCACCTTATCATTATTGGTATACCAAACTAAAGGGGATTGGGTAATGCTTTGCGTTAAATGCAATGGCAGAATGTTTGTTGATAGACAATATTCTAGCCAAATACATATTGAGACTTATTGCATCTGTTGTGGTTCAAGAAAATTTTTTCATCCACCGTCAGATAGCAAGGAGGGTAGATGGATTTTAAGCCAAGAAAACTTGAGAGCAAAGACTACAATAGTCAACCTGTAATTAGTGGTAATAAAAACATTTGGTTTTTAAATGGTGACTTAGTTAGACTGCATCACAGTTCAAGATCTACAGGAATGGTTTCTGTTTATAATATTACAAAAGATAGAATAGAAACTTGTTTTCGTGCTGACTTTAGAAAAAATAGACAAAAGGCTTATACTGTAACAGAAACAGCCAAACTTGTCAATAGGCATCGCAAATATTTTCCTTTACTAATTAAACGAGGAGTCATTCCTCCACCAATGGGTTCACAATTAAACGGGGTACGTCATTGGCAAGTTCT